TAGACGAAAATGCGTTGACCTTGTATCTGCAAGACCGAAAGTTGGTAAGTCAGTATTCGCTGATAATGTTGCCCTTAATGTATCTTCCACCGGAATCCCCGTTCTAGTATTAGATACGGAAATGTCCAAAGAGGATCATTTGAACAGGCTTATAGCTAATATTAGTGGTGTACCCATCAATGAGGTAGCTACTGGTAAATTTACAGAAGATGCACTGAAGCAGGACAAAGTAAATGAAGCTGTAGCCAAATTAGAATCTATACCTTATAGTTATATTAGTGTCGCTGGAAAGCCTTTTGAGGGTATTTTGAACCTAATAAGGCGATGGGTGATGCAAGAGGTTAAGTCAGACGAATCAGGTAAGACCAACGAGTGCGTAATCATCTACGACTACTTAAAACTCATGTCGTCCTCTTCTATAACTAATAATATACAGGAATATCAGGCGTTAGGATTTCAGATCACATCGTTACACAACCTATGTGTTAAACTAGACATACCTTGTCTATCTTTTGTGCAACTTAATCGTGATGGCATCACAAAGGAAAGCACAGATGCTGTTAGTGGTTCTGATAGGCTAATTTGGCTTTGCACTTCTTTTAGTATATTCAAGTCTAAATCTACTGAAGAAATAGCTGAAGATGGGCCAAATGCAGGCAACAGGAAATTAGTCCCAATCGTATCTAGACACGGAGCAGGAATGGATGATGGTGACTATATAAATATGCAAATGCATGGAGCGCAAGCCAAACTAGTAGAACTAAGAAGTAGAAATGAATTTAAAAACGATCCCGTTGGGGACACTGGCTTAATTGATAAAGACAAAATGGACAATTTAAAAAATGAACTTAAAGCACCTGAAGAAGATTCTGAATAAAAACATCCATACTATACTATCTAAATTAGAGATGGAGTATGAAGACTTTGGAGACAATATATATTCTACATGCCCCATACACGAAGGTAGCGACAACCCTAGAGCGTTTTCTTTTTGCTGTTCTAAAGGCATTTGGAAGTGTTGGACTAGAGACTGTCAACAAGAGTACAGGAATGATATTTTTGGTTTGATACAGGGTGTACTTTCTAACAGGTCTGGTGAAGAAGTGGGGTTTTCAGATGTATTAAGGTGGATAAGTAAAGAAACAAATATTGAAATTAACTATAGTAACAAAGAAGCCATTGAAGAAATCAAGGGCGAAATAGAAGAGATAAATGACATATTTAAAACAAGACATCGCACAAGCGAAGACAAAGAGATAGAGCAAGAATGCAATCTAGAATTACCATCCCAGTATTTTATTAATAGGGGATTTCTTAAGTCTACTATTAAACATTTTCAAGTGGGGGATTGTAAAGAAAACGGTATAATGAAAGAAAGAGCAATTATACCCATACATAATGACACAGGTAAGGTGTTAGTAGGAACCATTGGTAGAAGTATCAAAGAATACAGAACTCCTAAGTTTTTAATATACCCTAAAGGCTTTGACAAGAAAAGATATTTCTATAATTTTCATAGAGCTATTAAACATGCTAAAAATACAAATTGTCTTTACATACTAGAGGGTCAAGGAGATGTATGGAGAATGCATGAAGCGGGAGTAAAAAATGCCGTTAGCGTGTTTGGCAAAACTATTTCTAAAGAACAGATAGACAAATTAAAAAAATTGCCAATTACACACCTCATTGTTATCACAGATAATGATCAGGCTGGAAGAGAAGCTAGAATACAAATACAAAGAACCTTATCTAGATTATACAAGATTACATTCCCAAAGATTGAAGATAAGGATGTTGGAGATATGAGCGTAAAGGACATAAAAAGTAAAATACTTACTAACTTGAAAGGCACTTTCTAATGGTCAAGGTAATAGGAATATCTGGCAGAAAACAGTCTGGCAAAAACACAGCAGCTAACTACATAGCTGGATCAATATTAAAATCTAAAAACATGATTCAGGATTTTGTGATTACTGAAGTGGGTTCTCTATCAATTAAAACAACTGATGGTGATGGGAATGTCGGTTGGGGTATATTTGATTTAACCAGAAAAGATCAAACGTTTACGTCCTATGCAGAACAAGAGATTTGGCCTTTTATTAAAATATATCATTTTGCTGATCCACTCAAGTCAATGGCTGTAGAGTTTTTTGACCTTACACCTCAACAAGTATACGGAACCGATAACGATAAGAATACTAAGACTCCATATAGTCAAAATGGCTGGAGACACAAGATGACTGCTAGAGAGTTTTTGCAATACTTTGGCACGGAGGTTATGAGAAATATCAAAGACTCAATATGGGTTGATTATACTATGAAAAGAATAAACAAAGAACAATCATCTGTAGCCATTATACCAGACGTAAGATTTCCCAACGAAATCAATGCTATCAAAGAGGCGGGAGGGATTGTTATTAGATTGACTAGAGATCCTTTTGAATCTGATCACGACTGCGAAAAAGCTCTAGACGCTGAGAGTTTTGATTGGGACAAGTTTGATAATATTATAGACAACAAAGGGAATATAGATCAATTGCTAACCGATTTAAACAAACTACAAAAGAAATGGGGCATTGGATGCTAGTAACATATATAAGATCTTCCAGTTATAACAACTGGAGGTACTGTGAAATGCAATACTTTTTAACTTATGTATTAGGACATCAAACCTTGAGCGGAAAAAAAGCCGTACAAGGAACGGTAGTTCACAAAGTCTTAGAAGTTTTAGCTGGACTAAAAAAAGCCAAACAGGATGCTGGCAAGAAGAGGAAGCTGGTTTTGGAAGATGATGCTATCGGCACGGTGAGTATTAATAAATCACATTTAGACAGTTATGATATCGTCAATGAGCTGCTAGAACGAAGCTTTGACTCATACTCGCAACAGGAAAGTCACCACGAGTGGCACAAGAAAGATAGAGAGGAATGCAGGAAATGGACATGGCAGGCTTTGCAATGGAATGATGGTCAATTTGACCCCAGAAACAGAGACATAGTAGCTCCAGAGCCTCATTTTGACATACCTATAGAAGAGGATTGGGCTAAGTATGAGTATACAATGCCAGACGGTAAAGTTGTTAAAGGTCAATTAGCTATAAAAGGCACTATTGACCTTGTAACTCAGACAGACGATGATACAATAGAGGTCATAGATTGGAAAACTGGCAGAAGATTAGATTGGGCTACCGGAGAGGAAAAAACATATGAAAAGCTTATGGTGGACCCTCAATTATTACTATATAATTATGCCATATCCAAGCTATTTCCTGACTACAAACAGGCCATAATGACTATATTTTACATCAAAGACGGTGGACCATTTTCCATGTGTTTCGACAAGTCAGACCATGATAAATTCTTAGGTATGCTCAAAGAACGTTTTCAGGAAATACAGAAAAATAACACCCCCAAGCCCATTTCTGCTGAAAGAAAGAACTTCAAATGCACTAAATTGTGCCATTACTACAAAAACGATTGGGGCGATACAGGCCAAAATATGTGTATTTATATAGAGAAGCACCTTAAAAATCACGGCATGGAAGACACAATCAAAAAGTGCAGTAGAGAAGGTTTTGACATAGGATTTTACGAAGCTCCCGGCTAGGAAAGGCAAAACATGAGCAAATTATTAACTATAGGGATGTGTACCTTTGATGATCATCACGGCGTATACTTTTCAATTCAAGCATTACGACTATATCACCCCCTTGTATCTAGAGATGATGTGGAAATAATTGTTATTGATAATAACCCAAATGGAAAACACGGAGAAGCAAATCGCAATCTGTGCAACTGGATCAAAGATAAGGTAAAATATATACCATACACGGAAAAACAAACAACAGCAAATAGGAATCTTATTTTTCAACACGCTCAAGGAAAATATTGTATTTCTATGGACTGCCACGTAATGTTACCTCCCACCTCTTTAGAGAAGTTATTAGAACATTATGAGTCTAATCCTGATTGTAAAGATTTGGTGCAAGGCCCAATGATTTATGATAATTTAACAGGATATGCCACTCACTTTAAGCCAACTTGGGGTGGAGACATGTACGGACAGTGGGATACGGATCATGATAAAATCAAAAAAAGAGTACCATTTGATATACCAATGATGGGACTTGGAACTTTTTCGTGCGAAACGAAGAACTGGCTTGGTTTTAATGAGTTATTTACTGGATTTGGCGGTGAAGAAGGATACATACATGAAAAATTCAGAAAGAACGGAGGAAGATCATTATGTGTGCCGGGATTTAAGTGGCTTCATAGGTTTGGAAGACCAGATGGCGCACCATACCCACTAAAGCTAGAAGATAGAATATGGAATTATTACATTGGATGGGGTGAACTACAAGGACCAGACGGTAAAATGCTAGAAGAAATAACAGATTTCTTCAAAAACAGAATACCTATGCCGAGGCTTAATCAAATTAGACGCAAGGCTGCTGAAGCCATAGAAAAGCAAAACTCACAAAAGTAAAGAAAGGTTCAACATGTCAAACATCAATGACGTTGATATTCAATATACAGTAGATACATATGGTTTTACTGAAGAGCTTACAGAAGAAAACTTTTATGTTCCAACAGAAGCTGAATATGAAGACTTTGGAGAAGAAGAAGAAGAACATGACGCTGCTTCTCTATGGGAAAATATTCGTAAGAAAAAAGAACGAGAAGGCAAGAACTACAAACCAGCCAAGAGGGGTGATAAAGATAGGCCAGATCCAGACGCTTGGAAAAAAGCACAGAATGAAGAAACTGAAGCGGCTGAGTATCAAGGTAGAAAAGTAAAACTTGGCAAGCCTTTTCTAACACCTAAAGGCCCAAAGAAGAGAAGCGTTTACGTCAAGAACGACAAGGGCAATGTGGTCAAAGTAAACTTTGGCGATCCCAACATGAAGATCAAGAAAAACGATCCAGCTAGACGCAAAAGTTTTAGAGCAAGACACAGCTGCGACAACCCCGGACCACGATGGAAAGCTCGATATTGGTCTTGTAAGGCTTGGTAATATGACGCTTAGAAAAAAATGGAATGAGCATTTAAATGAAAACAACATGGGCTACTGGCAGCACTTAAAGTTTGCTGTAGGTCATGGTTTCATATGTATTAGAGCTGGTATATATTTGTGTATACATGGATTTTTGCCATGTTTTAGGCGTAGAGCGGGAACTAGATTAGTACAAAGATTAGAAAAAGTATTCACTGAGAGAGAATATGAGCTTAATAAATAAAGTAGCAGAAATTATAGACAATAAGCCAAATCTAGATAGCGTGGGCTATCTGGCTAACAGGGTCAATTACGATGACGAATTGGCTGCGCTGGATATATCTATTAAGGACATAGTACCATCACCTCCAATAAATAGCAGTGCTATTACTGAAAGGGAATTAAATCAAATATCTAGAATGACAAAATCTAGGACATATCCAGAAATTAATTTGATTCACACCGTAGATAAAGAGCCTTTGGATTTATTCAGAAATTTCTTAAAGACTAAAAATCTACCCTTCCCGCAATACAAGTTTGATTCTCACTATAATATAA